TTACCAATTGCACCATAAGCAGAGTTTAACGCAATCTTTTTTGCCCATTGAATATTATGACAACGAGAGATTTCTTTTAATAAACTTTTATCTTTTGTTTTTTGATACTCTTGTTTTGCCTGAAAAGATAATGTTTTAAATTTAACTCTATCGTTATACATACTTTCCATAAGTTTTGGTAAGAACCCTGGACTATCTATTTTAAACATTGCGCCATTTGGTGTAATACAAGCGCCTTCAGCTTTTAGATGATCTAATGGTGTCGCATGATCTAATAATCTATCTACTGAAATGCCGTCTGATTTTACACCAATGATTTTTTCTGGTGAGATATTATACTGCATAATTAAATGTGGATATAGTGAGTTTATATCAAATGAAACTATCCAGTTATGCATACCTGTAATAGGATCCTTAACGTAAGCACCTTCGTACTTATCATCTTTAGTGTAATTCTCTCTTGGTGGTATTTGAATATTATCTTTTTTTAAATAATTATAAATTAACATATCCCACATTCTTACTTGTGAAAATACATCAGTATAATTAACCTTAGCTTCATACGCCATTGTTAGGACTAGTTCAATAAGTTTTAATTTATCTTCTAGTCTATCTACAATTTCCACATCTTTAATGTTATAATCAATAAATGATTGATAGTCTTTTTTATACCAATCACTAAAAGTATCATAAGGATTTTCATCTTTTTGTAAACCTAATTCTACTTTACCAATATAATCAAGCTTATAACTTTCTTGTTTTGTTGGAATAAACTTTTGATATAAGTCCAAGTAATCTAACATGGCAATACCAAAGATGTTATAATGAGTTTGTGGTCTTCCTCGTAATACAACTGTTTCTTTTTCAACTAAATTCCAAGGTGAAAACTTTTTAAGTACCTTCTCATCTACAAGTTTTTTAATACGATTGAATAGATAGGGTATGTCAAAAAACTTTGTATTCCAACCTGTAATAACATCAGGATAGTTTTTAGTCCAAAACTTCATAAACTCCATGATTAAAGACTTTTCAGACTTACACTTTATGTATGTTACGTCTGATCTATCTGTTTTAAAATCACCCGTACCCCAAGTTATAATTTGTTTATTAGATTGATTTTTAACTGTGATTGATAGTAGTTCTTCTATTGCGTTTTCTATATCAGGAAATCCATTTTCAGCCGTACATTCAATATCAACTGTAAATATTTTAATAAGGTCTTTATCAAACTTCATTGTTTTTGGATACTCGTCTGCAATGTATTGATATTGATACCTGTCCATTCCAAATAATGTAGAGCTACCTGTGTTATAAGTCTTTTTAAATTCTCTTGCTTTTGATATACTATCAAACTTAATTGGTTTTAAATTTTCATTTTGTAGAGTTTTAAATCCTGTGTCTTCTTGTGTTTTTGCATATAGAGTTGGACTATAATCTATTTTATTTTTGTATTCCTTTCCCTCATGTATACCACGAATTAAAAGTTTACCTCTATGTTCAATAACGTTTTTATAAAAGTTCATACTTTAATTATAAATTTAAAATCAATTTAGCTTCTTCACTTAACATTTCTTGTGTAAATGGTGGGGTGTGTGTAAGAATTACTTTTACATTGCCTTCACCTGCTACACGTTCAGCAGCTTCTTTTATATTGTTACTTATCTCACCAGCAGCTGGACATAACATAGATGTTAATGTATGAGTTATAGTAACCTTATCTTCTTTTATATCTATATCGTAAATCAATCCTAAATTAAATACATCTATTGATGGCATTTCAGGATCAAAAACTAATTTCAATTCTATTATTATATCTTTTTTATTCATAATTTAATTTGGTGGAGGATACAGGAATCGAACCTGCGACCTCCTGAATGCAAATCAGGCGCTCTCCCAGCTGAGCTAATCCCCCAATATACTTATAGTTTATGATTGTCCAATAAATGTACAACCAGACCATCATGTTTTTTCTCTAGTGAAATTTGACAAGCTAATCTACTTCGCATTCTATCATAATTTTTTTCATATGTAATTAATTCAGTTTCTGCAGAATTTAAATCCATACCACCTACTATATTTGTCCATTGTTGATCTATCAAAACATGACAAGTAGCACAGGCACAACAGCCCGAACAATCTGCTGGTATTTCATCAATAGCAACTTCAGAAAAATCTCTAGCTGCTTCCATTAAAGTCATACCTACGTTAACCTTAACAGGAATTGATTCCTCTCCTCGCTTGAAATGTACAGTAATCATTACAACTTCGGTACTGTGTTTTCTGTAATTAGTCCTGGTGTTGTTTTGATAATTCTACTTGTATTTGACTCATACGATTTCACAAGATCATCTTTTGGTTCTGTAGTAAAAACAATTTTATCTTTACTTATTGTGATAGTATCTTTTTTACCAAAAGCATTATACAATGACATCATCAATTGTATAGGTTGTCCTGGTGCTGATTGTTGGGGTATGATAACAAATGGTTTGTGTAAACTTACACCATCGTCATTCTCTCCTACTTTAGCGATTACATCTTCGCCAGTAGATAATCTTAATAGTTTCACGTCTTGCATAATATCTCCTTAGTTGTTTATATTATAACACAAATTGACTTGTTTGTCAATGTTATTCTTTCTCAAAGCCAACTTTATCTTCTTTTCTTTCTTTGTCAACCGGTCTTAATCTCTTACTTAACGCAAATGTTCTATTAGGGTTGACACTAACATTCATAAGTCGCATTAAATCTCTATTAATTAATAGGTCCGAGCCTGATCTTGGTCTTGCGTCTAACCCTACTTCTATATCTTTATATGTAAATCCATTAAACGAAATGTCTATTAATATCGTTGGTCTTTTTTCTGATGGCTCTTCACCGTCAGCATTTGCTCTAAAAACTTTACTAGTTCCATATCTAGGTTTAGAATATATTTTACCATTGTATTTCCATTTAATAATTTTACCTTCTTCTAAAATTTTATCAGCATGTAACGCACAAGCCTTTGAACCATTACCCGAATCGAATTTTGCTCTTACTTTTCCCACATCAGTTAGCTCAACAGTTTCTAACCAACCACATTCACTTGAAGCTTGTCTATCCCAATGACTTCTTTTAGAAACCCAATCTATAATATTGTACATTAGATTTTCACCATTAATTGATCCTGAGGGTTTAGGATCAGCATAATAATCAATATATTGATAACCTTCATATTCAGCTCCAGATCCTGGACTACCATTGATTTCTAATATATAAGGTTTTCCTTTATATACAATATGGTCAACTCCCACAAGATAAGCCTTTGAAGCTCTACTTGCTTTTAAAATAATTTCTTGTTCTTCTTCGCTTAATTTGTATGGTTTTGGTACAGCGCCTCTATGCGTATTTGATCTGAACTCATCTTCTGCATGTACTCTATTTGTTGAGGCAAAAATTTTATTATCCACTACAAGTGTTCTAACATCACCATCTGCTGGCATGTATTCTTGTAGTAATAATTCAGCGTCATGCTTCCATAATGCTTGAATAGTTGATGTTAGAGAATCTAAACTACCAATTTTAATAACACCAATACCTTGTGTACCCGTTAATGTTTTTAATATAATAGGAAATTTACCACCAACAAGTTTAAGAGCATCTTCTATATTTTTTTCGTTAGAAACAAATGATGTTCTAGGTGTAGGTATACCAAACTTCTCAAACAATAAAGCTGATGTCAATTTATTATCACAAGTCAACATAGCTGATCTTGTGTTTAACATAAATGCTTGTGAATTTTGAAATGCTGATATTAAAGATAGTCCTGCTTCATCTTCAACTGAACCAGCTCGTGTCATACAAACTGTATCTTTACCTACAAAAGTGTGTTCGGAATCTTTACCATCATAATTGTAAACTGTTAGAGTATTTTTTTCTTCGTCTTTACCTGTGATGATTGCGTGTTTTGTATTAATGATAATACATTTAAAGCCTTTTTTTTCACAAGCTTTTTCGATTAGTCCTACCGTTAGTTCTTTTTTTGAAACACTACCAGATTTTTGTTTTTTAACTTTAGGACTAGCTTTCGTAAGGATAGCAACCGTAATAGGTTTATCTTTACGCTCTTTGTTTTGTTCGGTTATATATTCTCTAAACTTTGGAACTTGCATTTAACTCTCATCACTACTTTCAGTTTTTGGTTCAATCTTTTTTCCAATATTATATTTTGCTGATAAAATCCATTCCTTTTTTTCTTTAAAAGGTAACACTTTGATTTGACTTAATGGTGCTTTATTTTCTAGGACTGTTTGGTTTTTGTCAACAATTTCAATCAACTTCCAATCCTGTAAAAGAATTGATATTGTATTTCTTCTTTGAATATCATTTTCTGACAAGGTTGCAGTCTTACCATCTAACGCAAATAACTCTTTAAAGTGTGTTATAAAATATTTACCTTGCTTGTGTAATATATGACAAGATTGATATAATGTTTTATCTTTTCTACTAGCGACACCAATACGTGTCAATGTTTCTCTAATTTTTAGGAAGTCGTCTGGCTGTTTGATTGTAACTTCAAGCATACTATCAGGCGTCCAATGTACAATATTTTCACTCATTTAGTTCTCCCGCCCTTGGATAAGGACCTTTTAATTTGTTCAATTTGTTGTTCGCTTAGTATATTGAGTGCATGTTTAGCCTTCTCATTACTATATCCATAATACTCTTTTACATACTCTAAATTATTCAATTTAGTTTGTGATAACCATTTACCACCAAATCGCTTACTTTTTCTAATACTATTTATGTAAAAATGGAACTGTACCTTTTTGTCTAGGAAGTGATACCCATTCATCTCATTCGCTTGTGCGATACAATCATAAAACATAGATAAACACTTATTTATAACAAAGGGTGGGTATTTCTTCTCCCAGGTAGAGTCCTCTGTATCTAGCAGATTTTCTTTAGTGAAATTTAGTGCGTTAAGGTAATCTCGTAACTCATACATAATATAAACTTACTACTATTTTCTTTTATTGTGTCTACCCATATACCATTCACCCGGGTCATAGTCCCAACGTTTGCCATGATGGCCTCTGATATCTGCGTACCACATTCTTAATTTAACTATTACTTTTCTAAAAATTGTTCTTTTCGCCATTCTATTCTCTTATTTAAACTTGCATCCAGCCATAATTTCTGTCAAACAAGCAACCATATTTATCTCTTGGTCAGCAACAAACGCAGATTTATATTGGTATCCGGCAAGAATTAATATTGATTGAGGAACTGACTTACTATCTAAACTTGTGTAAAGAGTTTCATATAATGTCTTAAACAATGAAGATGGTTCTTTATCAAGGTTTTGTACTACCCATTTTCTCATATCATTAAATCTTTTCTCTTTTAATGTCCTAATGAGTTCTTTAGTATTCGCCTCTGATAGATTGAATAATATACCACTATCTATCTTACCTCGTACAGAATACCGCTGTAGCTCGTTGATAGTACGTCTAAAGTCCGGATAATACTTCTGTATAAGTTCTGCTAGTACTCTCTTATCAAACTCTATATTTTCGTCTTTTAAAACATCTTCCATACGTTTCATAAAAGACATAGCAGTCTTTTTTACTTGACCATTTGTAATCTTAAAATCAATAACAGTACATCTACTATGAAGTGCTGGTATGATCTTATTCTTATAATTACAAGTAAAGATAAATCTACAATTCTTATAAAAAGTTTCTATAAAATTTCTTAAAGCTGGTTGAACACTCTCAGCATTCATATAATCAGCCTCGTCAATTATAATAACTTTATGATTTGCGTCTTCGGTTAAGGAAACTGTGGAAGCAAAGTTTTTGATTTTACTTCTTACAGTATCTATTTGTCTACCCTCGTCTGAACCATTTATGACAATATAGTCACAACCTAGTTCTTCACATAGTGCTTTAGCAACAGTTGTTTTACCTGTTCCAGCACTACCGGATAATAATAGATTTGGTATTTCTTTTTGTTTTAGAAATTGAGTAAATGTATCTTTTAATTCTTCGGTAAGAATACACTCCTCAATACGCTTTGGTCTATACGCTTCTGTCCAAAGGAAGTCTTTTGTTTTTTCCACTTATCACCTCTTTCATTATATAATATTCAGTTTTACCAAGTTTTCTTTTTGCTTCCGCAATAGATTTATACTTGATTCCTTAAAACTCTGAATCAGGTTCTAATGCTATCCAATATTGTAAGGGTTTATTTCTGTTTACAAAGTGACTTATCTTTGCTTTAGAAATCGCTACGTCATAGTCATCAACTAATTGTTTAAAGTTTTCTGTTCTATAAAACGCAGTAAACTTCTTATCAGATTCACCTACATCAATAGAATATTCATTTGAAGTAGTATTCTTTTTGTCAGTTGCAACCATTTTAACTACTGAACCATCACCTATAACAGCAACATCAGGTAGATTTAATGTAGTCGCACCTTTCATTATTTTTGTAAAGTCATCTTTTTTTAAAGTAAACGTCACGTGCTTATCTGGCATTGTGATACCTTTACTTGGAGATACTACAACAGATTTGTCAGCAAAGAAATATTTGATTGCTTGTTTAGTATTACTCTCAGCGATATTAACATAAGCTCCACCGTTAAAGTTAAGGTCTGGCTTAGCAAATAACTCAACTGATCTTAAAAATTCAGGTAAGTCATATATCGCAAATTCACTTTCAAACTTTTCTGATACTTCAGCTTCTGCTAAAATATTTTTCATTGTAGAAATAGTTTGTACTTTACTTCCAGGTTTAATCAATAAGTTTTGATTAATGTCTGAAAAGTTTTTTAACACAGATATTGTGTCACTTGATAGGTTCATGTTTTCACTCCATTTTCATAATTTAATTTATACATTCATTATATACTGAAAAGACGCTCATGTCAAGTGTGAGCGCCTTCTCTATTACTTGTTATTTAATAACAATATTTTTAGCTTTCTTATGCTCTGGAATAATTCTTTCCAAAGTTACTTTAAGTAAACCATCTTTTAGTTGAGCACCTTTGATTTCAACTTCGTCAGCGATTGTAAATGTCTTCGTAAATTGTCTTTTAGCGATACCTTGGTGTAGCATCTCCTCATTTGATTTACTATCATCTTCAAACGTTCCTACGTTGTCCTCGAACTCTTGGTCTTGTTTAGTTTTAACGGATTTAATTGTTAAGACGCTTTCCTCAAAAGTAACCGTAATATCTTTTTTAGAGTACCCAGCCAGAGCCAACTCAATATCATAAGTGTATTGACCTGTCTTTACAATGTTGTATGGTGGATAGTTTGGTACGTTAGTTACTCTAGCATTGTGTTCAAACATTCTTTCAAAATGGTCGAATACGCTATCGAATCCTACTGTTACCGGTCTTAATTGGTTAAATATACTTAATGCTTCGTGTGTCATAAAAACCTCCTAGTTTAAGCAAAGTTATTTCTTTTAAAATGTACACCCATTAAGGCGTGTACATAGTTATTTATATAAGTATTATTTTTCAAAATTCAAGTGGTAGTTTATTTTTAGGTGTAAACTACCAAATCACCACTTGCGACACCGATAAATTATCGGGCTCTTTACGCCATTAGGGTCTTATGAACGGCCCTAACCATAATATATATACTTCAATTACGGCGTAAAATTCTATTTAATTATATACCTAAACGCTGTTTTAATTCATCAACTTTTTCATTTAATCTTTTATTATCTCTTTGGTAACCATCATTAATTTCAAGAGCAATAGACAATGAATTTTCAAGTTCAGCATTTCTTTCTTTTAGTTTTCTTTCATCACGTTGTCTAAATGATTCTACCATAGACTCCTCTAATTCTTTTTTCTCTTTTTCAGCTTCTTCTAAAAAATCTTTATTTTTCATTAACTGTACCTCCAAGAAATTTTATAAAACCAGTAATTATATACCTAAATGTTGTTTTAATTTTTTTTGTGTTTTTTTCCAGTTAGCAATACCTTCTTTTTTCTTACGTCTTTTTTTCTCTGACGGTTTCTCATAGACAGAGTTTAGTCTATAATCTTTGATACCACCTTCTTTCATAACTTTCTTTTTTAGAACTCTTAATGCTTGTTCTAAATTTCCGTTTCTAACATCTACTTTAATACTCAACTTACTTTACCTCCTCTCCTGAAAAACTATATTCACGTTTTATTTTATCATAAGAGAAATTACCAGCAATTAATTCAAAATCATTATCTCTTATTCTACTTTTTATGACATTGTTTAATGTAAATGTACTTCTTGCTGATATATCATATTTGTTTAATTCACCAAAAAATAATAATCCCTTACTTAAATCATCACTTATATTCGCACAATAGTAAAAAGTATCATTCATAAATTTTAATCCTGGACCACCATAATATATACAAGTAGAATCCATAGGATAATCATTCATAGAAACTTTTACCTCTTGCGTAACATCATCAAAATTAGAATTTATATTTTTTGCTTGATTTGTAAAATATGTAAATTTTAAATCTGGTATTACTTTATCTTTTTCTGATCTGGTGTCAACAGCAGCTTCTGTAGTACAATGATAAATTTCTTTACCTGTATTATTCCATACTTTACATAAACGATGCATTAATAAATGGGACATTATTGTACTAATACTAGATTTTTTTAAACCATAATTCGGATTAGTAATATCATTATCAAATAATTTATTTACATCTTTAATACATTTAAAAAATGCATCTTTAAGATTTTGTTTTAGATTTGGCTCTTCTTTAATAATTTTTAGAAAGTCAGGTCTATTTGGATTTATAACTTTTTTATTAGATTCTCTTTCTAGTTTATCTAACTCATCTGTTAAATCTTTCCAAGAGTAATCTTTCATATCTACTAATAAATCATTTTTTGATTTAGACTCTGGTAAGTTATATACTTTCCATAATAGATTAATTTTTTTAATAGACAGAACATCATTACGATACAAATTAATAAAATCCTCTAAATAAAATTTCCATTGAGCATTTCTAAAATTATAGAAACCATATTTTTTTATACCTTCTAATATGATAGGAATTGTTCTATCATATAAAGCAGGAACACTATCCTCATCACGTTTACCAACTGTATTTAATCTAATTAAAACTTTATGTATTTCATCTTTAGGTGCACCTACAAAGGTATATGGTGCATATTTAGCAGCAATTTTTCTTTTTTCTATTGGTATTTTTTTATCTTTCCAGATTTCTCTTTCCACTGTTAGAGTAGTATTACCCCCACCACATTCACCTGATAAAGGGTCTACTTGTAAGTCTGTGTGATTTGGAATATCACCACGGAGAGTTCTTAACTCCATTGATAACGGGTCATTGTCAATTTTTCCGTATCTTAAATCTTTTCTATGTTCAATTTCATTTGGTGAATTATATAATGATGAATTTTGTTTTGTAACTTTTAATTGATCTATTTGTTTGCCACTTAAAATATTTGATTCGGGTATAAAAATTTTTGGTACTATACTTTGAGAAACCCATTGGTCATTTTTCCATACAAAAACATTTATCTTTTTAATCTGTGTGTCCATACTATAATATTATCAGGTTGTTAAAAAATGTCAAGTGTATAGCTAAAACGAGGGTGGCCACTACACCACCCTCAAGGACTACACTATGATTGATAGATTTAGTAACCAGAAGAATCCTCCTCGTCACTTGACTCACTATCATTGTCCTTCATTTGTTCAGCTAGATCAGATTTCTTCTGGTCTTCCATAATGCTTTCAGCATTGGCGCCAGCGTCAACCTTCGTGTATAGCTCTACAAACGAATTCTTTGTATCATCATCAAATCTATTAGTACACATTTGAATTGCTTTCATTTTGTTATCAAAGATAGCAAACGCTTGTGTGATATGTACCAGTCTTCTAGTTGAGATAATCTCATCAACACCACCATCAAAATAAGTTTTTCTGATAACATCTGCCCAAGTGGTCAACTTGTCAATAAACTTGTCATCTGTCTTACCAGCGGCTTTTAAAGTGTTGGTTAGTATCTTTTTTTCAATCTTCATTGTTGGATAAGATTGTTCAAAGGTAATTGGAAATCTTTCCAAAAACGCTTCGTTTAAAACATTAGTACCGATAAACTTACCATCTTCGGAACCTTGACCTTTTGTATTCGCAGTAGCGATAACATTAAAGCCATCTTTTGGTTTTACAAACTTATTAATCTTTTTAACAAAGACACCTGAACCCTCAAGGATAGGTTGTAAACACATAATCTTATTACTTGCCAAGTCAACCTCATCAAGTAAAAGAATAGCACCTCTTTCCATCGCCTCAATTACAGGACCATTCTGCCATACAGTCTGTCCATCTTTTAATCTATAACCACCAAGTAGATCATCTTCATCTGTCTCAATAGTAATGTTAACTCTGATCATTTCTTTTTTCAACTCGGCACACGCTTGAGTTACACCCATAGTTTTACCATTACCTGAAAGACCTGTAATAAACACAGGATAAAATTGATTCGATTTAACAATTTGTTTTACATCTGGATAGTTACCAAAACTTACAAAGATTGGATCTTTTTTTGGAACTATATTACCAACCAAACTTGAAACAACATAAGCGGCTTTTGTCTTTGTAGTTTCAACAGGCGCCTCCATTAACTGTTCGTTCTCGGTAGCTTTACCTTCAAGTGGTAACTTGTAAGTACCTCTATCAACTTTGTACTTATCTGTCTTCAACCACGAGGGATTTTTTAATTTCTTTTTTGATACCAAAGCATTGATCTCAGCTCTAGTAAGAGTATCTGACTTGTAGTGTTTATACAAAACTGATACTTGTTCTTTTTGACTTGTGTTTAAGTCTATCATAGTGTTGTACTCCTTTTTTTTCATAGTTTATACATTAATTATATCAGGATTAGTTTTAATTGTCAACCCATTAAATTGCGTTGATATGTCTATCTTATTCATTACGCAACCTCCTGAATAAATTGGTTTAACAATATTCTACTAGAGATTCGCCCTTTCATTGACTTTTTAAATACTTTAGCGATACCACCACTTTTCATATTATCATTTATAGAATCTAAATTAGTATTCTCAATATTCATTTTTTTACCATTCAATAAAAAGTATTTACTGTAACCTGTTTGTGGTACTTGAGCAAATCTATTTTTAGTCATTGATGATCTTATCTTAGCTCTTTTTAATTCTTTATCAGCGTAATCTTTATAGTCACCAATGTAAGAATCCATATCCCATGTTCTTAATTTTTTAGTAACAAAGAAACCAATAGTTGATACACCATGTCTTTGTCTGATAATATCTAATAATAAACCAGTGTATTCACCATTTCTATAAAATCTATCATTGTCTTTTGATGTATAAGATTTTTTACCAACTTTAATAACTGGTGTAGAACCATGTTGAATATTAGACTTACCATCATCGCCCATAGTAGACCCGAAACACCAATTAGCGCCGCCGTCTGTAAGAGTAATCACTGACATTTTTTCAATCTTGTTTTTGTTTTTAAATATAGGTATCATTTCATTCAACGCAACAATGGCTTGATTTAGTGGAGTAGAACCTAAGTAATATTGTGACGGACAATTAAAGTTATCGCCTTCCCACATATCTCTAGTACCATTACTGTATCTACCATGATATGATAGTGCCATTGACCAGATATACATTAATGACTCATCTAGTTTAGTTTTTTTCATTCTGTTATTAGCGATACAAACTAAATGACATTTGTCCATAATAGCGTCACCATATTTGTAAGTAAAAACTTCGTCACCTTGTTTGTTTTGTCTATCTTTTGACCAAGCTGATTCACCGATCTCACTTGTAAAGAAATAAACTTCATAAGGTATATTAACCTTTTGACAAAACCAAACTAAATTCATTAGTTGTTCTGTAGTCTGTTTAATACTATCACACATTGAACCTGACCAATCTAACATCATAATCATACCATGATTTTTAGCGTCTGGTGTAATAGTTAATCTTTTGAATATATCATCACTAAATTTGTAATCTTTTAATTTTAGAGGGTCAATAGTACCTGTCTTGTCTGTACTTGATCTCTTATAAGCAGTAGCTGCTTTTTTCATTTCAAACTCTTTAACAAGATACATTACTGTTTTCTTATTCTGATTTTTAAAATCTTTATATGCACCTTTTAACCAATTGTAATATATCAAGTCACTTGGATATTTTCTAGTACAATCTAATATGTGCTTTCTCATATCATTTAAAAACTTATTATTAGAAACAATCATATCATTTAATTTAACTTTTGGTAAAGTAAAATATGAATAACTTTTTTCTTGGTCATGTAAACTTGACATTTTAGATTCCATATTCTCATTAGTAATTGAAACTAAAACACCTGGCGCAACACCTTTACCACCACCTTCTTTTGCTTCGGAATTTACAGCAGTCTGTTCTTCACTATCTTTTTTATCTTCACCATTGTCTTCTGATTCTTGACCTTGACCATTCTCACTAGACTCTTCACTATTTGATTCGTCTTTGTTTTCGTCATCATTAAGATTATAATTGTCTGAGATTAAATGTTTATCAAAATCAGGTAATTTTTTTAACTTCTCTAAATCTTTTTTCTGCCATTCTAACATTAGTTTAGCAAGATTAACAACATCATCAAACGTTTTTAATGCGTCAACCTTACTTAACCAATTGTTATCAACAGAGGAGAAAGAAATCGGTAATCTTTTTGAAGACTTATAGAACAAGTTGATTTTATCAATCAACATTAATTCTTTGTTTAGGTCTTTACCATTAGTACCAAAGAAATTTTGTTTTTCTAATATATCAAAACCATTTAAGTAATTCTTAACAACACCTGGGTATTGTTTTTGTATAATTCTATCTATTCTACAATCTTCTAATACATTAACATATGATCTTAAAGAATCATCATGCATGATACTAGCCCAACCATCTGTTGGAGTATGTAAAGCATGAGCACATTCGTGTGCGATTAACATATCGTACACATCACCTTTTTGATTTTTGAAAACTGGTAATGTTAAAACTCTATGTTTCGTATCAAACGAAGCGGTTTTAACTTTGTTATGTTGTACTTGAATATTCTCGGTAGCGATTAACTTTGCGAGTATTGATTTTGAATCTAAATTAATTGTTTGTGTGTCCATGTAGCTAATAGTATCAGGATCAGCTAAGAAGTCAACCCTTTAAATTGCGTTGGTAATACTAGGGTTTTTGGGGTATAGTGTTCTTACTTTGTTCTTTTTAACACTTTTTCGTATATATTTGACGCTAGATTCTTCATCATTAGGGGTGCAACCATACGACCGATTCGTTCAGCTTGTTTATCAAAGTTGCCCTCTAACTTATAATCATCTGGTAACCCCATGATTCTTTTAAGTTCTCTAATTGTAAATTTACGATTCTTACTATAATGAAATACACCTGATACACTCATCTGTTGTCCTCTTTGTGTTAATGTAGGACATGGTAAATCTACCGCAGGTCTTATCATATTAAACATAGATTTCTTATAGTTTATATCTACAAATGAATATTCTTTATCAGTATCCCATTCGTAATGTTTTACCTCGGTATTCATTAATTGATCTATTGTAGTATCTGAATTTGATACAACAGGTTTCGCATTCTTCTCTTTAAACCCCATGTTCTTATATTCTTCCCATTTATCTTTTGGAATAATACGTATCTCATTCTCACTTGGCTTGATATGTTTTTTAGGGTTAAATGGTAATATCTCTACCCATTTCTTTTGAAAGCCACCTTGTACATAATCTAATAACTCTTTTTCTTCTTCTTCTGTATTCTCTATATCTTCAATTGATTCTCTTAATGATATTTTTTTTTCATATGGCTGTGGATATATTTCATTTTCCAGCGTCATAAAGTTTAATCCGGCCTCTTCCATTATATCGTTTCTTATAGCAACAAAGAAACATCTTTGTCTTCCTTGAGGTGTTCCATAATCAGCAGCATTTAGTACTTTACCTACAGCTTCATACCCTAACTTACCAAACTCATTTACAATTCTATTAAAGTATTCTTTTGCTTCTCCCATGGTAATACCAGCTACGTTCTCGCCAATGATTACTTTAGGCATTATCTCTCCAGCAATTCTAGTAAACTCAAAAAATAAATCTTCTATATTTTCTACTTTTTTACCATCAGAATAAGTCTTGGTCTGATCCCAACCCTTCTCTCTTTTACCGGCCACACTGAACGCTGAACACGGCGGAGAGCCATCAAGTATATCTAACTCACCCTTTTTAAGACCAGCGGCTTTTAAAAAGTCTTCGCCGGTTAATTCTTTTATATCGTTTGGTAATACGGGAGTATTTGGATAATTTGCTTTATATGTTTCCTGTGCTGCCTCAACAAACTCGTTAACACATAATATTTTAGCACCTGCTAATCTATAACCGGTAGAAGAACCACCACCACCAGCAAATGTAGATATGACAGTAAAGAGTTCTTTATTAGAGTTATCGATAACTTCTTTTAGATAATATGGTGTGTACATAATATAATTATATCAGGTTTATTTAATAATGTCAATGTTAGATTTTTTTAATGATTCTCGCATTTTTATCCTTTTTCATTATATTCATCATCTTTTCAGCTTTATCATAAGCTCGTTTTAACTTAAATTTAGATACGTTATCTATAAAATTTAATCCAGTTGTGTGGTCGTGTTCGTGTTGAAATATACGACTAAACATTCCATCTAAATGAGCTTCTTGTAATTTTCCATTCTCGTCTTCATATTTAACTACTACTTTTCTAGGTCTTTTTATAGATAAGAATACAAAGGGAAACGTTAAACAACCCTCTTTCATTAGTTCAGTTTCTTTACTACTTGATATAATCATAGGATTAAAACAAGCCATCTTTAAACCACTTTCTAATTGTGGGTGATCTCCTAACACAAACATATTGAAAGGTAACCCAACTTGATTACAAGTTAAACCAATGCCTCCATATTTTTTCATAGTTGTAAACATTGAATCAACTAGTTCTTTTCTATCTTTAAATCCTTCGTCTTTTAACATATCATTAGTAAAGGGAGCGATAGCTGATTGTACTCTTGGATCAGTAGGTGGTATTAATTTTAATTCTTTAGACATATTGTAACCTCGTAAAATTGTGTTCCTTTTCAAATTTAATTATGTTAGTAAATTTATCAAATAGTATATCTCCTTTGTGTGATATAATAAAGATGTTTTCAGTATCCATCTGTCTTACTATCTTAAAGAAGTCATCTGTTCCTTGACCATCTAAACTACTATCAAAAATTTCATCAAGGACCATTAGGTTTGTATTAGCACTATTCTTCATTTTAGCAATGGCACGCCAAGTAAACACTAGTGCCAAATCTATTCTCATTTTCTCACCCTCACTAAAACTATTATATTCAAATACATCTCTATAACGACTCTTTACTGTTTCATTAAACTCCTCGTCTAAATTGAAGTTTATAAAGAAGTCCATAGATTGTAGATATTGATTTATAAGTGTATTCATAATAGGTAAATACTTTTTGATTATCTTTGCCTTAGCACCTTTATCTGAAAGTATTTCTCTTACAACATCAATGTATTTCTTTTCTTCTATTATCTTCTCTAATTCAATTTTTATTTTTTGTAATTCAGTTTTAAGTTGT